AATATTGTCTTTCGTTCCAACAAAAGTAAATACTGTGTTTGTATTATCTCTAAACGACCCTGCGCCTTTAGCATTTTGTGTAACATTAGATGTTCCACTATAAGCAACTAAACCTTTAACTGGTTTATAACTTGATTGTGCATGATAAACATTAGTCGCCACAGTTGATCCAGGATTTAAATGATCAGGTTGATCAGGAAGCCATTCTCCAAAAGGTATTTGCATTTTAAAACCTAACTATTTGTTGTTACATAACTATTTTTAAAAGGTGATGCAATTGTATCCTCACCTCTCATTTGTAAAGGTGATCCACTAAATTGATCTTCTCTATCGTTTAACTCTAATCTTTCCATAGCCGTTTGATACATTTGCGACCATGTTTGAACTTGTTGAGGATTAATTCCACCTAAAAAATTCGCAGCATGAAAAAGTGATCCATATAAATAAATAGATGGATGTGATGTTAAAATATAATTTGTTGTAGTTGTATCCGATAACGCATCAAAGCTTTTATAATAATTTATATAAGCTGTGTAATTGCTATCAGGTTTTGGCATAAATCTAAATGTGTCTCCAAGAATAGTATAAGATAAAGGAATCCCTGTTTGCGATGTTCCTTTAACCTGGTCCATTTGAGGTGGAGTCATATATCTTAAAGGGTATTTAGTAGAGCCACTTAAAATATAAATATCTCTTACTTGTAAAAAACCAGTTGGCAAAGCTTCTGTTTCACTATCAATTGTAAAACTTGTTTGTGCAATCATTTTTCTAACTCTTAACTTTGAGTTAAAATCAGCTTCTACAAGTTTTATAAAATCATCACTAATCTCCGATGTTAAATCACTTCTATTTAACCAATTAGCAATTGATGTTTTTAGAGAACTATAATTTGTTAATGCCATTAAAATCTTCCTGGTGCTGTTCTAAAATATCTATAATCAGAACTATTTAATTTTTCTTTTAAAATTTTTGTTTGAACATCTTTTGGTAAAGCAAACCAATTACCTTTGTTTTGATCTCCATTATGTTCTTTAGCCCAAATTTCTAAAATAATTGTAGGTATAGATGCTATTCTTTTTAAACCTTTGTCAGGTGAGTAACCATCGTTTTGAGTATATAACTTTTTATTGTGTTCTAAAATTGGGTTATGATCAATTTTTCTTTCTTGAACGACACCCTTTTCCGTACCATAAAAAGTCTCTGTTACTAAACCATCTTTTTCAACAATTTTACTCATCGACCACCACCTTTATATCTAGTTTGTTTTTTTTGTCTTTTCTCCGATTTCGATTGAGATTTTTTGTGCTTTCCTAATTTAGGAGGCTTATCTCTAGGAGTGAAACTAACAAACTTCTGCTTAGCCACTTAACTCAGTTACATAAAGATCGCCACTACCTATAAAAGCTACTTTCTCACCTGGTCTAATTTTGATAATTTCAATATCATTAGCAGGGATATACATAGAACTTGTTGAAGCAGTTGGTGATCCACCAAAGGCAACATGGCCATTTGCACTTGCGACTATTCTAATAAATTGTGTATGCGATAACATCCCATCTGAAGTAGCAGCGCTTGAGCCACTTGATGTTACTTTTTGTGTTTTAATTGGAAACAATCCATAATTATATGACATTAATATTTTCCTTTTTTACTTTTTACTTTTTTGCCTTTTTTCTTTGCAAAGGCTTTAGCTTTTTTCATTCCACTTTTTGTGTATGAAAACTTTTTTTTTCCTACCATTGGCATAGTTTATTTCTCCTAATAAATTTTGTTGGGTACTTGGGGGATGTACCGCTAGGCAAGTTCCCCCAAATTCTATTATCTTCTAATAACGTAAGTAAGTTCCATTTTTGAGGAGTTACTTGATCCACCATCTGTAATGGCTTCAATAACTGATCCCTCATTAACGCTATTTAATGAAGTAGGCTCAACTTCGTATTGTTTACCAGCTGATCCTGATGCAACATGACTAATCGCAGCTGACGTACAAGCCACACCATCTATTTCAAAAGAGATAGCAGCAGTTCCTGTAGTAGTTGCTTTGTTATGTGCAAAAATTTTAACAATTCTACCACCATCTGGCACCACAACAAAAGTTGAAGATGCTGTTGATACACTAGGTATATGTGATGTTAGAAAATAATCGTTAAGTGTTCTCATTATATTTTTCCTTTTTTTGATTGCTTCGTTCCGTCATTGACTTCAAAGACCAAACAAAATGTTAATTGCATATAGGGGGATTGCTCCCCCTATAATAATATCTATTACGATGTAGTTAGATCGAATACTGCACCACTTGCTTTTTCGTTTTTAGAAACAAGTGTGTATTCTGCTAACAATGCTTGTTTAGTAGCATCACCAGTTTTAGCTAAGTCCATTAGAGAGAAATCTCTTAGGAATGCTGTAGCCCACATATCTGGTTGAAGTACAAAACAATCTCTTGATCTTGAGAATCTATTTGGAACAACAGTCATTGATCCAAAGTCAGATTCATAAACATCAACAGCTGCTACAAGTCTTTTGTTTTCTGCAGGGTCAAATCTAGTTGATCCACCTGTAAAACCAGAAAGAACTTGTTTGTTGAAAGAACCGACCATAACCATAGATGGATCGCCACCCTCATCCCAACATTTTTTAATTACATTTTTAAGTTGAGATTCAGTGAAAGCTCTCTGAGTTCCATCAGTTCTTGCAGTTCCAGGTACGTCAGCACTTGATACTTGACCATTTGCTCCACCTGAACCAGCGTCATTGTTTGCTTGTATCCAACCTGCTAATCCAGCAAGTTCTCTAGCCGCAGTATCGCTACCAACTACAGGTGAGTTGTTTGCGCATAATGAACTTTCCATATCTCTTTTTAGTTCTTTCGAAGCTTTTGAGATTTGGTAAGCTAATTCATTATTTCTACCAGCTTTTGATACGCTATCTAAAGTACCAGAAACAATCACAGATTTTCTTGAGATTTGTGTTCTGTTATTTACTCTAGTAGTAGCCGATGGTGCAGAAAAACCAATTTCATCACCCTCTATTTGTGCATTATTTGATACAGCTGATGCTAAACTGTCGGTTTGCCATTCATGAAGTACGGCTGTTGCTTTTTCTTTGCCTATACCACTCATAAACGGAGTTTCTGTAGGTGAGATTGAATATATCAGATCAGATAAATCTTCTCTCAAACCTTTTGCGTCATATTGACTATATGTTCCAGTTACCTGTGCCATAATTGTCTCCTTTGGTTGAGTTATTTATTGTTAATCATATCTAAAAATATGCTTGCAGCGTCTTTGACGCTTCCACTTTTCTTTAGACGACTCAACTTTTCTCTTTTGGCCTTGAGACTTACATCACTTTGATTTTGCTTAACCCCTGAAGATAAAACCCTACCTGGTTTAGATATTTTTTTTGCTAAACCTGGTTTTGAACTTTGCATATTTCTATATTTCATAGCATCGTTCACCAACATAACTATTCTATGATCATATACTTGTGCAATCTCTTGATTATTAAAACCATAGTTTGTCAAAGTAGTTTTCATAGAAGATTTTAATTGAGAAGCTTTTTGAGGATCATTAAATTCAGGCATCTTAGCCACTAATTTAGTTTGTTGATCTTGTAAAAAACTTTCAAATTGTTGTTTTTGTTCGGTTTGAGATTTTTGCATAGCTTGATCAAGTTTTTCTTGTTTCTTTTTCATTCTATGTTCAATCCTCATGGCCTCACTTGGATCATCTTCATACAACTTTTCTAAATCCACTTGATTAGCTTCTTCATTAAGTTGTTGTTGAGCAATAGACATCATTTGATTCAACTCATTTAGCTTTTGAGAATAGTCTTGTCTTTGCTTTTCAGACTCAGATTGAAAAGTCTTTCTTTGATTAGAAAGTTCCTCAGTCTTTTGTCTATAGTCAGCATCCCTGGAGTAACCATTTCTCAACTCATCAAGGGTAACATCTAACTCTTGTCCATTCACTTTGACTTTGTGTAATGGGGAATCTTGTTTCTCTTGAGTATCAATTTGTTCTTCTTCTTGAGATACGTCTTCGGTTGTTTCTACTTCGGTTTCTTCTTGCGATTCAACCTCTGTTTCTTCTTCCTTTATTTCCTGTTCTTGAGGTTGATCTTCTTGAGAAGATTCCTCTTGTGTAAGTTCAGGAGAATTTTGTTTTTCTTCCTCAGGTTTTTTTTCGCTTTGACTTTTTGGGTCCAGCAAACCTGCTATTGTTTTTGTTGCTTTTTGCATATCAGTTTCAGCTTCCTTTAGAGGATTGGCATAATTTTCTGATGACATATTGTATTTCCTTTAAGTTAAGTTCCTGTTGTGTAGGTTGACTTATCCTAAACTTTTTGTTTAGAATTTTTTATTTCGAATATTAGTTCTAAAATCTTCTAATTGTTTAGAAGCTAGTTTCCCTGTATCTAAAATTTCTATTAAATGTTGTTCAACTTTTCCAACTATATTGTAAGCTAACCAAAGCTTTTCTCTAGTTGTTTCTTCTTTAGCACCAGTATTGAATAAACTATCACTATAAACTTTTTTTAATTTTTCAAAACTTTCTTTAAGTAATGGATTTTCAAAAAGTTGTTTAGCTTTGTTCGATTGGCTTATCTCCTCTTGGAGTTTGTCCACTTGGTCTTTGTTCATTTAGTTCACTTACTTGTTGTTGTAATGTGTCGCTACTTCGTTGTGCTTCTAAAAAAGTTTTATTTCTATTATTCGTAATTAACTTTTCTAAGTCGGCATCGGCTTTCATTTTGGCCATGTCAACTTGAGTGTTATATTTAAGTTCAAGTTCTTTTATTTTTGTTTCAAAACCTAAAATAGTTTCTGCAGTATCAGCTTTTAATTTTTTATTTTCTAATTCCAACTCTGCTACTTTACGTTTTTCTTCACTTTGTATTCTAGTC